CGAGTTTCACAAAACTATTTTTGCCGCCGCGTGGGTCGAAAATGAATCCTTTACTTTCGGACCCGCTTGCATAGAAGCCCAAGTAATATCCTTCCCACAAAAACCCAACCATCGAAGAAGGGTTCAAATCCTGCCATTGATCCCTGCTAAGGATAGCCTCGGTTACGACAGACAACCCGTTGTCCCTCGCCATAACCAATCCATCTGGGCTCGCGTAAATAACATACTCGCCCATATCAACGACGCTGCGCTTGCTTACACAAGACAAGGTGCTATCGATTTCAACCATCGACATACTCGAAGGATCAAGACCTTGTATGAGTGCTGGCTTTTCTTTCGTGAGAACCAAGAGCCCGGTGTTGAGTGGAGCAAGAGCTACAACATCGCTCTTGATCGTCAGCTTGTATTCGTCGGGATATGCGTGTGGTTGGAATGCCTCAGAGAAGCAAACGGTCTGACCGCTGAACCCCGCAAAGAACCCATTCGGCAAGCTAACCAACCCAAGCATAGGTCCGTCAGGATGATCGGTAGCATCATCATCTGGCGGGGCGCTCCAGTCTGAAGAAGGAACTATTTCCCCCAGGTTTGCATCAGCTACGGTGTCGTTGAAAACATCAGTCGCAAGAGCAATATCAGCGACGAATCGAAAATTTCCATTCGGATCGGTTCGATATAACCGCTTTTTCAGTAAGTTGAAGTTTCCCGATGGATTCGCGGGAAAGTTGACCGTTGCAGATTGATCCGAAAACACGTCGATGATCTGACTGACCAAAGAAGTACTAGGCGGTCCCTCTTCTCCATAGGCACTTACATAGGTAAATATGTATGCACGACTTATAGGCGTTTCGGTCGTTGATTTTGTCGTTGTTCCTGTAACGGTCACAGAGTCAAAGCTTGCAGGGGTAGGAATCCCTAAACGATAGTAAGTTCCGTTACCTACAATCGCAGCGGTACTCATCCTCGGGTAACCTGAAGATCCACCTATGCCAGTAACATAAATTCGCTCATGCGGGTCTTCAGCAATCGGGCTCCGGGCGATATCCAAATCCTCATCAGAGCCGATGAAGATTGAACTGCTGTACTTGAAGAGTGTCTTGGTGTTTGCGCTGATGTTATAGCTTGCAACAGGCGTGATCGATGCCGACGCATTACCCGCCCAGGGTTCGAGGCGACCAGAGTCCAGCCTTGTATTTATTGCCTCCTGCGCCATGTCTTCAGGCAAAAGCCTGGCACTGATCCGCGGAGCCTTCCCGGCAAATGTTTGAAGCTTGAAGCCTGTCACTTACCAACGCCCTTGACGCGCTCGTAGGATCTGGCGCCACCCAAACCTAGCATACCGAGTAGCAGTGGCATCATCACAGATGCGTCAGCTTGGGGGATGGCAACGCCGAATCCAGCGGCGAGCGGCGAAACCAGGAAATTCACAAATAAGCCCAGTACGCAGCAATAACCGGCTAAGGGTCTCCAGCTCGACTGGAACCAATTTCCTTTGGCGTCGAGCTTCAAAACCTCAATCTGCTGCAAGGCTATTTCCTGACCATGCTTTTCAGACATGGTCGCGATTTCATGCGCCAATTTGGCGGCTTGATCACGATCCGGGATTACCTTTTCGAGCAAGCCCGTTACAGGTTCTATGAGCTGACCTACTAGAGACAAAATTATTCTCCTGGCGTTGAGGAAGATACAGCCGACGTGTACGCCGCCTTAGCTTCGTCTGTAAAAAAACGATTCGCTATAGCTTGAACATCCTCACTTTCACCAGAAAAATCATCAATTGGGCTTAGCAAGTGACGATGGAATGATCGACTGATTTCTGATCCGTCCTTAGTGATTATGGTCGCCGTGCGAACTTGAATAACCTTCCAGCCGCCACAGTCGACTACTTCAATTTTATCTTCTATTGTGCTTTCTGCTAACGCCATCTTTTATCTCCTACGGCTATAGGTCTGTAAAATATGAAACGGTCACAAGCCAGTTATAAGAACCGTTCACATCACTTGCTAAGAGGCTTCTAAAAGTGCCTCCACCAGTATTATAAAAAGACACGTTTGATCCCCCCTGTGATATGTGAGCGGATATTGCATTACCCCCAAATATAGAACTTCCTTGGTAAAAAACTATGCCAGTCCTTGAAGTAGAGTTACCAGGATTCTGAGACACAAAAGGCAAACTAAAACTCACTGCACTGCCGTCATTGGTGCTGCCTGTCCAAGTTACTCGTATGTCTGCAACAACAAGTTGTCCGATTTTCGTGTATTGGGCAGCCAGAACACTAACCCCTGAAAGTGCAGTAGTCGCCAAAGCCCAAGAGCCTTGCTCATAGTCGTCCAGTAAATTCGCTGAGGTAGTACCGCCAAGGTACGCACCGCCTGATAAGTAGAGGTTTTTGAAACGAGTGGTATTAGCTCCCAAGTTAACTTGATCATCATTGTTTCCGCCTGAACTAGTGCAAGGACGAATTGATTGGTCATTAATAAAACGAAGCCCCGAATGTGTACCACCTGCCGATCCGCCAGCGACGAAAAAGTAGGTGCCAGCGCCCACCTTACCGACTGTGGTGCCATTCTTTTTGAAAGTAGCTAACTCCCCTGCTGTACCAGTACGACCAACAGTCAATGCCGCTTGTGACTGAGCATTATGGTTTATACGACCATCAGCGAGGATTGCTGTCCCATTCACAGAGTTGTCTGCAGGGGTCAGATCGGTATTGCCCACCGTCAAGTGACCCGATGCGTTTAAGTCCATCAAAACAGCCCCAGTGTTGCCGTTTCGGAAACTTAGGCTAGTGGCAGCGTTGACATTAGATTTACCGATAGAAAAGTCTGTGCCGGGGCTGGAAGAAAAAAGAACGCCCCCGAAGGTTGTATTGCTCGAAGTAGCATCTGAGTTGCGTAAAAACGCTAAAGCTCCAGAAGTCGCCTGTGGGCTTCCGACAACGTGAAATTTCGCCGACACCGATGTCCCAGTGCCAATACCCACGTTGCCATTTGCCATGAAGGTGACCCGATCACTGCCTTGATAAAAGTTCAGATCGTTGCCGCTGGTTTTCTGATAGATAAACCAGTCGCCACCACTGGTGCCGCCATCAAGTTTGTAACCTACTTCACCTTGGGATTGCGTTGCCCTGTTTATTGCGATGTACGCATTGCCAGTGTCATCGTCTACATCTAAAGCATACTCTGGGCTGTTATTATTGATGCCGACATGAGCCGAACTGTTTATATTAATTCGATCAACGGAGTTTGTGGTGTCGATGATCCGAAAGGAGCCGTTCCCATTTTTGATCTGGTAATCAGGGTTGTTGTCCGTGTCGGTTAGTGTGATGCCTGGACCAGCAGAAGAAATCGTAATATCCCCAGTTGCCGTTATGGCACCATTGTCGAATAACGTAAGTCGATCAGAACCGCCGGTATTAAAGATTATGTCCTGCGGGACAGTAACTTTCAGGTCTCTTCCGCCGTTCTGAACATTGAGTTTCGACGCCGCGAAACCGTTGTCGGTGTCCTCAATCGTGAGCTGAGTCGCGCCGGTAGAAGCAAGCGCCATCGACGTTGCGGAAACAGCGTTGGCAAAAGTTACGTTCTCTGAGCTGTCGATGGTGATCGCAACCGCATCGGCGCTGTCGGAGACTGTGCGGCTAAGCTCTGCAAGCTCTCTGGCTTTACTCATTTGTTATGCTCCTATATAACCGCGATGATGAATGCAAGAAGTTCTGAGTAACGAACACCTAAACGAGTGTGTTCTTCGCCGGTCTCTTCGTCAGTCCAAGTATCGCTGCACCACATGCCGTATCGCCCAGCGTCTAAACCCTCAGCCTCAAAAGCTGCCTGTAGATCCTGAGCGATAATTCCAAAGTGAATGCGAGCTTCGTCGCCTTTTTCTGCCACAGAAGACTTCCATCGATACTTCCTCAGTAAGCCTTTCGCGGCTTTCGCAACGCGCATTTCTGCATCTGAAAGCAGCTCAATATCCTGCTTCTCATTACGGTCTGAAGTGTTGATCGTGCTTGATTTGGCAAAAATCGTGTCGAAGCGATTAGAAGATGAGCCGAGATTTATAGCATCATCCCTAGAAGCTCCAGCGGTTGTGCATGGGACGAGTTGTCGGTCTCCAAATTTGAGACCAGAATCGTTGCCAGTGGGCGAAGAAATAAAAAGTGCGGTGTTGTTTACACCAATAGATCCCACTGTGGTGGTGTTCTTGCTAAAACGTAAGATCTCGCCGTTGTTTGAGTTTCTGCGAAAATATCCACTCGTACCACCATCAGCAGTAGCGAAAATATTCCCGGTCTTTTGGAAAATAACCCCTACATTGGCAGCACTCCCAGAGGTTTGCCCAATAAGAATCTGTGATGTAGTGACTCGCGCTGTCTCAGTACCACCCGACTGAAGGGAGATAATACCTTTGTCACCTTCAGAGTCTTGAGCATCTATGACCCCGATGCCATCATTCTGACCGGCTCGGCTTTCTGTGCTGATCTTTAAGCCTCTACCAGCGACGCTGGTGAACGTGGCATGGTCACCGTGCAAGCCGCCGTTTACATCTAGCTGGGTGGCTGGGGAAGACTGCCCCAGCCCGAGGTGACCACTGGTGTCAAACCTCGCCACCTCAGAATTGTTGACTCCGATCAAGATGCTTTGATTGTCTCTGAGCCACAGGTAGCCGTTGTTATTGCTATGCTGTCCGAAATCAAATCCTGTATTTCCAGATCCGCCCGTAGCTCTGAAAAACGTGATTCCAGTGCTAGAGGCATGAACTTTCTGCGCTGGGCTAACCGTGCCTATCCCGAGTGTGCCACTTGGGCTGATGCGAGCCGCTTCGCTCGTATTGCTGCCCGTCATCGTATGAAAAGACAACGCAGAGCTGGTGCCATCGCTTTGCGCGACGGATCTAATTTGCGCCCTGCCCCCAGTGCCAGCAGTCAACCCAATAATCAGGTCTGTAGCCGAATCGTCTTCTGTTATATCAAGCATCACTGTGCTGGCTGGGGTGCGTCCTATCCCCACGGTTCCGCTATCCGAGAACCTGACCACCTCAGTCCCAGAGTTCGCAAAAATTAAAGATCCATCAGCTACAACACCCAAGCTGTAGTTTTCGCTGCCGCTATGTTCTTCTAACGCAATAGCATGGTGGCTTGAGTTTGACTTGACCTTGAGCGTGCCAGATGCGCCGCCTGTGATGCCTCCAACCTTTATAACGTCATCGCCAGCGTCAACGATAAACATGCCCTGTTTGTTGTTTGACTCAACGCGGAAGTCAAGATCTACACTGTCTTCGTTAAAAACAGTCTCTGCGGAATCTATATGAAGGCGGTTTCTATTCGTTCCATTGACCCTAGTGTCTATCTCTAACCGACTCCCCTCTGCGCCGTCAGAAACATCAGATAAAAACATCCGAATGAATCCGAAACTTAATTCTTCTCCAGCATCGTTGTCCGCCAGAAAACGAATCTGACCGACTGCGTCACCGTCAGCCGGACTCGCGCTATCTCTCGTTAAATCGAGTCGAGGCCCGACTGCTGAGTCTGGATCGGTAGATTTCAACGTAAGTTGAGTTGTGTTACCCGCCGTTGTGAGAGTCGCGGTAGATCCAGTGATGTCGGTGAAGTTACCCGCTGCTTGCGTTGTCCCACCAATAGCAACATTGTTTATCGTGCCGCCACTAATCGTCGCGTTACTACTCACAAACGTATTAAGGGTCGCCGTGCTAGATGCGCCTAGCGTAGTCGCAGTAATTGCCGTGCCAGTGATCGAGCCACCTGTAATAGCAACAGCAGCGCCAGACTGACCAGTGAAATTGCCGTACACCTCGATGTCGATGATGTCGGCAGTAGTCGCGCCGGTAGTCAACGTGATCGTGTTGTTTGCTGCGCTTACTGTGTAGTCAGTACCCTGAACAAGGCGGACACCGTTCATATACACGTTCACCAACCCACTTTGGTTGATGATCATCGTGTTACTAGAGTTATCTGCCCCAGAGAAAACGGTCTGACCAGCAGTGGGGGTGTACTGGAAGTTCGTCTTAACGCCCTCTACTGTCGCCGCGTCGATCACGTCGGTCAGCAATGCAGCAGTCATACGAAGCTCAACCGTGTCCCCAGCAGAGAACGATTGTGCGGTCGTATTGTCTTGCGCTCGAATGATCGTGAACGTATTGCTAGACAGCGCAGTCGCCTTAACAACTTCACGCACGGTGCCTGTAGCCTGCTGAATCGTCAGGTAGCAGTAGTCATCAGCCCCTGCTAGTTGGGGAAACGCGGAAGCAGACGCAACCGTCAACGAAGTGACTGACGAGTTGATACCTGAAGACAGGGTGCTACTGGCGTTGTTAGTAAACTTAACTGTCATTGCAATGTCCTATCGGGATTCGGCTTTTAGCTTGCAGTTACCGTCCAGGTCACAGTCATCGAGTCGCTTGCGCCCTTGTTGATCACTGAAAAGACCGTGCGACAGAGCATCGTTCCTGAGCTGCTCGCGTTAAGAATCGCAGCTTCGGTAAGAGCAGCGGTTCCGGTTCCAGCGCCAAAGGTAGCCACATACACAACATCTGCCCCGCTGACCGTGGTGGAGGTCAAAGCGACTCTTGCAGACTCATTTCCTAGCGCAGTGTCGCCAGCGGCGGCAGCAGTGCTTCCTGTACCTACAGCCATGTGTGACATAGCCGTCGCCGTAGCATCTTTCATTCGGCTGGCTACATAAGCCTTGCCGGTGGTGACAACCAGGTTGTCTATTTCCTGGACCACCTCGTCGTTTATCGCGATGGTCAAACGACCTTTCATCGCGAGTCCTGAATTAAAATCCATAGTCTTGCTTCCTATTCATTAAATGGGCTTGAGTTTAATGGGGCGGCGTTCAATGCCGCGTTAGAGAACAGCGCGAAACTGAAGTTTTCAGAAACGGTCACTGTATCTGTTGCGCCCTTACCGAAATCGAATGAATCGATTGCCTCACTAAGGGAAAAAGAATCTGTGAAAACTTTGCCGACGCCGAACGACTCAGTATCAGAAAAGCTGAAAATATTTGTCTTCGCGTTAGCAGTGTCTTTTCGGATCGCGTCAACTGTTGCTGAATCATCTAGCGAAAAGGCGTCAGAGAAGGTGCGGGAAAAAGTAACGCTCCGTGAGAAAACCTCAGACATAGAGACCTGATCGGAAGGTGCTTTCCCAAACGAAAAAACTTCGGCATCGGAAAAAGTATAGGTATCTGCCTTTACAAGGCTTACCCCTTTAGCATCAGACTCAGAGATTTGTTGTTGATCAGAAAATGCTGGAGAAACACCTAAAGCAGGAGAGTCAACAAAACTCAGCGCGTCAGTAAATGCGCGTAAAATTTCCAGCAACAAATTGATGCTTTCGGTAACAGACACAGAGTCTGAAACGCTCTTTCCTACGCCTATTGATGAGATTGCTTCTCCCAGCGTAAACGTATCAGAAGGCGCCTTGCCAAAACCAACCGATGGAACATCGGAAAGAGAAAACTCGTTATTCAGATATTGGTTTAGCGTATCAGGATCGAGAATGATCTCTGCCGCAACCAGCGCGGAGGCGACAACCGACTGTATGTCTGTAACGGATATATCAGATTGAACATCCGTTGTTGTAACGATCCCCCGCGCAGACATTAGTCGAAATCATCCCTGACCTTAAATCGAACAAGGTCAAAAACTGTCTGGATCGAATTATTCGCATGAGTGATTTCAATTTCACCTTCATACGTTCCAGACGCTGCGAATGTCGTTGTCGCCAGATTAGAAGTAGCCCTGCCCTCAGAGCCATTCACAATTGAAAACAGTCGCGTATCGACAATCGTCGTGCCGCCAACTTCGCGCAAACGCATGCGAACAGTGGCACCTGTAATGTCAATCGGCGCCCAAGTATCACTGTTGTCAGGATCAAGGGTCTGACCTGATGCAGCAGTGTTTTTGTCTTTCAGCGTCAACTCAATCGCCGGTAGAGTGTCACCCACTACATAGTTAAGCGTTTGTGAATATGCCATTAGATAAACGCCCTTGGTTTACAGGTGAGAGTTCCGCCAGCGAATCCATACTTGACTTGGCGAGCAGTCCTTCCGACAGCTTTCTCGAAAAGCTGATTGTTCATTTGTGCAGCGCCTACATTTGAAAAAGGCTGACCACTCATCATCTGAAGCCTGTACAGGGCTCCATGAGTAATCGCCTCTCTGTTTTCCCTACCGATAGTGTCCGGTATGGATGTACTAGTTGACGTGGGCTTTACGCTGAAAACCACTTTCAACGTCTTTTTGGCGTCTGGGATCGGCGCAAGATAGATGTCAGTGTTATCTCTTTGGGCGTAGAACCTGGGCACTGCGCGTTCTGTTTCGTTGCCCAAACGCATCTCAAGCTCTGAGTAACCAACCGGCTGCAAAGCCTGCTGATCGTTATAGATATCGATGATGTGGTTTAGCTCGGTGCTGCTCGGCAAGCTAACCGAATACTCATTTACACCAGCAACAACGATTATGTTTTCGGGCTCGACGGTGAAAACGTCTGTTCGAGCGCAAAAATCTACCGCGCTATCTCGAACCGCACGTTCGATCAGAAAATCCGGGCATCCCTGCACTTCGGGGCGAATGAATATGTTGAAGTCACTGAACTTCATTACATTCTTCCTGCGTTCATATCAGGCGTTTTAGGGATCGGCGCTGATGCTGCGTCGGCTTGTGTCTTAATACCTAGAGCATTTGAGAATGACTGATAGTGCATCGCCGCTCTCTGCGCGTTACCTGCATATTCGCTGTCTTTCTGATACGAACGATACAAAACATAATCGAGCAAACAGTTGGCGTAGACATCATCTATGCTGATGACCTGCGTATCAGTAGCAAAGTTGCTGACCGATATTTCCGATGGCACTGAGCTGTAGACGATCTCTAAACTATGAGTGCCGCTGGCGCCTTTCGGATAAATATAAAAGTTTTTCGGATCGGCAGGATCGTAGATGAAATGCTGGATACCCTCTGTACCGGCAGCAGTTTCATGCCAATTAGGCAGCGTCTCATCGAGTATCTTTCGATCAACCTGGGTAACAGACTGTCCGCCTGTATTCCTTACAACGTCAACAAGCCGCAATGCAGCAGCAGGCAATGTTTGCTTACTGCCGGTAGCACAGGCAAATGTCGTATTAACCATGCTCGCGTCGGGTCGATGTAAAACAACCTCTTTCTGAGCATCGTTGAAAAACTTCAGCAATTCCGCTTGCGGAAATCGCACACTAGTGGCGTCTTGTAAAATGATCGACGCACGATCAATAACATCGACTACCTTAGTCGTTGGCATCCTCGTTCTCCCACTCGACTACCTCGAGATCAGGGTTACCTGCAAATACGTCCTGATAGCTGAACTCATTGCCTGTAAAGATATTTCTTACAGTCTTGGGTTTCCGTATTTGGGGCTTGGGAGTTGGATCGTCGCGTTCTTTCTCGAGCCTTTTTAATTGATCCTCGAGATCGGATAGCTTCAAACGCCGGTCTAGCTTCGTATCAAACTCAGCCAATGCGCGTTCGTAC